TTGTTCACTTTTAAATTTGTAATATCCAACGTATAATCTATTTTATTACCACAATCGCAATTGATTACAATTTCAGATGTTTCACTAATAGATTTTGCTCGAATATTTAAAAATAGATATTCTATGTCAAAGTGTGCAAGTTTTTTAACATCTAATTTATTAAATGTACAAGCATCTACTAATTCCGTAACTATTCTCGCAATCTCAGAAGTATCTGCTTCAACGCTTGTTAACAAAACTTTATATTCTTTTACTAAAAATGGTCGGTATTTTACCTTTTTATTTGTAGATGGAAGAATCAATTCATATGTCGGTGTTTCTAATATAGGCAGTGCCATTATGTATCCTTATAAAAATAATTGCGAGACTAAATTACTGTCCGCCTCGTGTGCCACGATCAATGCCACCAACAACTCCGCCAGTAACACGATTTTGATTAATTGGGCTAATAGCCGGGTCTTTTAATTTTGGATCAAAATTAGTCTTAGCATTAATTCCGTTGTATGCTGGATGATCTGAAAACCAACGTCTATACGCAAATGTCATATTTAACTTATTTGCTTGATTTACTGCTCCTGCATTGAGATCAACTAAACTCATTGCTCTTGGGAAAGCGTCTTCTAAGTATATAGAATATTTTTCAGTGTCACGTTCATCTAATTGTGTGATTTTAATTTGAGACACATAGTCTACAGCATAGTTCACATTAAAAGAATTTGGATTTACTGTCTTAAACATCCATGCATCAAAAAATGCTTTAACATTCATTTCTCTATCTAAGTAGAATGTCATGTTAATTGCCTCGCCATTAAACTCTGACGAAACTGGACGTTGATATGCAGGACCATACAATCTTAAAGGCTTTGTGATGATAGACATCCCAGGTAAATTTGTTATATCGCAATATAAATTTACTAACCTACTTTCATTAGTAAAACTTAGAAGAGATTGCGGCGGCAATATCTGCACTTCAAATCTATTAGCTTTTGATATGCCCGATCTATTTACTTCTGTTAAAAAATTAGTTATATTAAAATTCGACATTTTGTTCCTTATTGTTGACTTCTATTAGCATCTTGCCACACCGCAGTTTTCTGGGCGCCAACAAATCTCTCAACGGGTAATTGGGAAGCCGTTATCCAATCTTGATAATTTATTTTATAAAATCTAGATTGAACATGGTCATTTAAATAATGCTTTACCGCAAATTTTGCAGGACTTAATCTTGATGTTGAATCTAATAATTTCCATGATAATTTGATGCGAGTGTCTTCATTTGTAGAATCTGCATATTGAGTCAATATATCTAAAATTTTAAAACGCATTAGATATGGCAAATAATGAAGGTTTATCCCATAGAAGCCACCTGGCACTTTTCTAAAGGGAAGAACTAGCGGTAATCTATCATAATAAGGCAATTCTTTCTTAAACTTAGGATCGTACATAAACAAATACATCTCGCCTGGCATAATTGACGTAACCATATTTGTTTCACGTAATACTTGACCCGTGGATGATCCCATCTTACCCAAGTTAAGAACTTGCTGGCGATACCATTGATATGACTTCTCTTGCCCGCCAGCATTTATTCGTATTGTTTCAAAGGGACTTTTCGTTGCCATTTAATTTTTTTATTCCTAGGTCTTTTTCTGTTAAAATAACAAACTTCATATTACGATCTTTGCAAAATTCAAATGCCGCTTTCCATTTAGCATCATTTACACCATACTGAAAAACTTCATCTATAAATCGTTTAGTTTTATTTTTAGGTATCTCGGGAGGTTTCGTAAACTTCTCGGGTTTAATTTCAATTAGGTACTTTTCGACTTTATTTGCGTTAGTTTTAACTTTAATATAGAAATCTACAAAATATCGATGTACTTTGTTATCAATCGGTGAAATATAAGGTACAATAACCGTTTCAGACCCCCATTCCACAACTGATGCGTTTGTATCACACCATTTCATGAATTTTAATTCCCATAGAGAGCGATACACTATATTCGAGATATCTCCCTTATATTTTGCAGCATTCACAACTCTAAACCGGCCCTTATAGGTTTTGGTGTACATAACTCATATAAATAATTAATAACTATAATATTTATAGGAAACAAATGGTGGATACTAGAACATATAGCGATGCAAGAGCCTCCGAATATAACAACGAAAATGCGTTCGGCACGAGATTACGAGCGGATGGATACAATATAGGTACCTACAGCTATCCCGAAGGCATAGGAGTTAATGCAGATTTGCAACACTATGTCACATTTTTTATAAATGTTAGAGGAAAATCTAAATTTAAATCTCCATCTGATGTAAACACAAATGCTACCCCTTCAACTGTTGCTGGTACTAGTATTAGAAACGGAATAGATAATTCTAGTTTAGGTGTACGAGCAACGTATGGTGGCGCTGTTGCATTAGGTGTAGGGGTAATAGCACAAACTGCAGCCGGTGCTTTACTGGGAGGCGCAATAAATAATTCAAAAACTCCTGTTGGAACATTTGGAGAAGAAATAGGGAAGGCACTCGGTAAAACTGCTGTTAAAGGTCTTTTATACACTGCGGCAGGAGTTGCTGCAGATCAAGCAATGCAAAATACAAAAGTTCTAGAATCCGATAAGACTGCAAGATTAAGAGATGTGATTACTCTACATATGCAAGAACGTCCTTCAGTTTCTTATGGTATTAACTATCAAGATAGGGATATGGGTCTTCTTGGGGGATTTCTAGGGGCAGATTCTTCCGCATCCGATACTATAGATTCAACTAGCAGAACAGGTGGACTAATGGCTTCTGCGGCATTGCAACTAGCAAAATTACCCTCTATATTACCAGGATTAGGGAATCCGGCAGATATTATACAATTGGGCGCGAAAGTTAAAACTAATCCTTTTAGAGAAGTATTTTTTGAAGGTATAGACTATAGAAAATTTAACTTTAGATATAGGTTTATGCCTAAATCGGAAAAAGAAGTTAGAGCAGTATATAACATAATTGATAAATTTAAACTGCATATGCACCCTGAAATTGCTGCAGGCGGTGCATTTTTTGTATATCCTTCCGAGTTTGAAATCGCGTATTATTATAACAATAAAGAAAATGGATATTTTAATAAAATTGCAACTTGCGCATTGACTGATATGGCAGTTGAGTATGGCGGAGAGCAATTTTCATCTTTTGCAAACGGAGCACCTACAGAAATTAATTTAGTGCTAAGCTTCCGAGAGTTGGAACTAATTACAAAAGAATCTATAAAGAACCGAGGATACTAAATGTTTTTTGAGAAATTTCCTCTTTTATTTTATACATTAGATGACGGTAAAACCGTACAAACTGTACCTGATATTTTGCGTAGAGCAGTTTTATCTGAAGAGTTAAAAAAGAACGGTACATACTTTGACCAATATGATATAAAAGATGGCGAAACACCTGAAATCGTTGCAGATTATTGGTATGGGGATTCAAATTTACATTGGCTAATACTTATTGCTAATGATATTATAGATCCTAGATTTGATTGGCCGTTAGACTACAATAATCTTATTAAATATTGCGAAGGAAAATATGGGGACGAAAATGTGTTTGCATTACATCACTATGTAAATGCCCAAGATTATATTGTCAATGGTTATCGAGCTATGACATCTAGATCAACATTTTCAAATCCTTCATCTCTTGTCCTGCAAGCAACCAGCGGATATGCACCTGTCAATTTTGTTTATCAAAATTTCCCAGTAGGTACGATATTTCCAGTTTCTAATTTTATGTATGAAAATGCTTTGAACGAGAAAAAGAGACGCATTAATGTTTTAAAACCATCTATTGTTTCATCTGTAGAAACAGCATTTACTTCAGCTATACGACAATGAGTATTTCTACACAATCAACTCTGCAAGGTCCAGGCGAAGTAAATATAGAACAACTGTTTTTAGTTACATCTAAGGGAGTTGTATCTTTATTCGATTATCTTGTAGAGTTGAATATCTATGAGAGCATTTTTAACAACGTTGTATCTGGAGATATACTAATATCTGACAGTAGAAACTTAATAAAAGAGTTTTCTATTATAGGCGAAGAATATTTAATTGTTAAAGTTGCTACTCCTGGATTGGGTAATACAATCTACAAAACTTTTAAAGTAACATCGGTCGAAGATCGTATGTTAGTTAGAGATCAAAATACTCAAATTTATAAACTAAGATTTATATCTCAAGAAGCATTGGTTGATTCTCTTAGTCCAATTTTTAATGCGTTTGAAGGATCTATTGATACGATTGTTAATAAAATTTTCAATGACAATTTAAAGATTAATAGAAATTTTGTTTATGATGATGCGTATTCTAGACTTCAACCTGGCAACGATACTACACCTCTTGTTATTTTTTCAGATGCAGCAAACAAAGTAAAATTTGTAAGTCCGGGATGGACTCCTTTTCAATGTTTAAACTGGTTGGCAAAGAAAACAATTCCAAAAACAGGAAAAGCTTGTAATTTTTTATTCTGGGAATCTAATAGATCATTTTACTTCGGGGCATTGGAAAATATATTTGAATCTGCATCATCAATAGGTACTTACGAATATAAAGCAACCGGTGTTTTAAATTCTTCAGATGATATAGATAAAAAGATGTCACTTATACAGTCTGTTACCATACTAAACGGATTAGACCACATGGAAAATTTAGAAAATGGATATTTTGCAAGTAAGTTAATATCTTTGGATGTAATTAAGAAGCAACAAGCAATTACTGATTACGATCACGTCTCAAGGTTTTCATCGTATAAACACTTAACGAAAACTAATACAAGACCATTATTTGATGCAAAAAATGTTATTAGAAATTTAAACAGTCACATTCGAGTATATCCTACATCAACAGGGGTGCATACTGGGGTTGATAAAAATTATAATGAGCAGATGGGTGACATATACGGAAATAGATTATCAAATTTAATTGAGTTAAATTCGTTAAAACTTAATATTTCAATACATGGCAGAACAGATATAGAAGCCGGTCGTGTAATTGATATTAAATTTCCAGATATGTCTCCGGTAGACGAATCAGATATAGTAGCACAACATATAGATTCAAACTATTCTGGAAGATATTTGATAACGTCCATACACCATAAAATTAATTATGTCAAACACATGATATCAATGGAAATTGTAAGAGATTCTATTTCGGAAAATACAACAGGTGTAGTGAATACAGCAGGATAACATAACATGAACACATTTTACGGAACACAAAATTTTAGCTGGTGGGTTGGGGTAGTTGAAGATAGAAAAGACCCTGAAAAATTGGGTAGATGCAAGGTTAGAATATTTGGATATCATCCTGACGATGTAGAGTTATTGCCTACAAAGGATTTACCATGGGCGATTCCAATGACACCCATTACTTCAGCAAGTACATCAGGTGTGGGAATAACTCCAACGGGACCGGTTGAAGGCACTTGGGTAATTGGTTGGTTTTTAGATGGGGAAGAAAAACAACAACCTATTATGATAGGAACCTTTACAGGAAAACCTGAAAAAGATTCGACTATCGCAAAAGTATTAGCAAATGAAGAAGTTAAAGCAGGTAATGTTTTAACAACTTCAACTGGAATAGTAGTAAATGATGATTACGGCAACCCAATTAAATTAGGAAGTACCACGGAATCAACTTTGCCAAGAGATTCAGATATTCCAGCAGTGTTACCTCATCCCTCAAATGCAACACAGGTTCCTTCAGGTCCCTTAAACGATCCGACGTTTTCCGCAAAAAAAGCATTTAGTGATCCAAACAAAGTATATCCTAAGATTGATTATGCCGGATTACCTGATACTAATAAATTAGCAACAGAGGATAAATCGCATAAGTATTTTAAAACAAAGAATTATCACAGAAAAACAGATATACCAACTGCCTCGGCAGGTATCAACTGGAGCGAACCCGATCCTCCATATAATGCACTATATCCATATAATCAAGTAATTGAAACTGAAGCAGGCCATGTAATAGAATTGGACTCTAGTCCAAATGCTGAAAGAATACACATATATCATAAATCCGGCGCCTACATTGAGGTAGATATAAACGGCACAATGGTTAAAAAGGTAATAGGCGACAATTACGAAATAAACGATCAAAACGGGTATGTTTATGTAAAAGGCGCATACAGTTTAACTGTGGGCGGTGCGACAAAAGTTCTTTTACAAAACGATGCAGATATAGAAGTTAATGGGAATGTAAATGTAACTGGACACGGATCAACGTTAGTTCAATCTGCAAAAACAGTGCAGGTTGTTGCTGAAGATATAAAAGTTTCAGGCAAGTCTAGTTTAGAAATAGTAAGCGACGGTCCTGTAAATATTCAAGGTAGTAGTATTACTATGAATGCTAAGAGTGGGTCTTTTGTTGCTAAAGCTAGTAAAGATGTGGCACTGCAATCTGGTTCATCATCTAAAGCAAGTATTAAAGGTGGTTTAGAATTACTATTAGATGCTGCCACAGTTAAAACGAAAATGGGGGCAATCTCTATTGCTGCTACAAAATTAACAGCTTATCCTCCACCCGAATCAAAAGTTGTTATTGGCGGTACAAATAAGTCTAAACTAACAAGACCAGATGCTCCAGAAAGTATTTTCCTGGGAGACGGATTGGAAAGCGAAGCTGCTGATTTGGCACAAAAGCGATTACAATCTGGGGAAGTTACTTCTTCTATTAACTCATTATCAGGATCCCAGGTAGATACAGCACAAGGAAGCCCTGTTAAAGGCACACCTGTTGATTCCTCAGAATTTGACAAATATGACGAATTACCAGGAACTTTAAAATTATCAAAATATTTTTACCTAAAAGATGTATCTACAAATACATCTGCTACATCTGCTGGAGTTCGGCCGCAAAATGGGTTAACAAGCGCACAAATTGTAAGTAATTTAAAATACTTAGCAGTAAATGCGTTGGATCCAATTAAAGACAAATATCCAGATATGGCAATTACCAGCGGATTCAGAGCGGGCAATTCTAAATCAGATCATAATTATGGTCAAGCAGTAGATTTACAATTTAGGGGACATTCATATTCTGATTATTATGAGATTGCAGAATGGATAAAGAATAATACTCCGTATAAACAAGTATTATTAGAATATGCATCTAGACCATCTGGAACTATTGCATGGATTCATCTAGCATCTGCACAAAATGGGTCAAAATCTCAAATGCCTTTTGGAACTTTAGCAAATCACAGCACTGCTTCACCGGGCCGGCCAAATGCATTTGTTAAATTGCTGTAATAAATAAAGATGTTATTTATTATTTCCTTCATCTAGCAACAAAATATAATAAATATAAAAATGGATACTACATACAGAAACGTAAGACGCTACACAGATATCAATCTGATGTTCTCCCCTCACCCATATACTAAGGATATACTTACTAGAAAAAATGTGGATGCGGTGAAGGCGTCTATACAAAATCTTATATTGACTAAAAATTATGAAAGACCATTTCACCCTGAAATTGGATGCCAAGTATCATCTTTGATGTTTGAAAATAACGGGCCGTCTACATTA